GAAGACGAAGGTTTGCCCCGGCATTGTCTGAGAGGAAGAACCTAGCAACCATAGCTGAGGAAGCTGCCGCAGTTGCCTGGCTATTACGACCTTCGAGTCTGAAGAGAAGGGACCCATTAGCTCCTGCCGTGAAGAGCAAAGCAGGAGCTGTCGTAACGGTTGAGCCGTCCGAAGCAGTGTTTGGTCCGGTGACTCTGGCTTGACCAACGTTCGGAGTTAAGAGCATGATGGGTTCAATATTTGCTGGCATAAGTTTTCTCCTATCTGAATGTATATCTCAAAAAAGTTTTATAGGCACTGGGTACTTCAGTTGGACCTCCACCTCCACCAGTGACAGCTCCTTGAACGAAAGCTCTCAAATCAGAGGCGCCTGTTGCTACTGAATTCAAAGCGAGACAGAGAACATCTCCTTCAACGAAATCAGTTACCGTTAAATCTATCTTGGCCCATTTATCAGTGGCGTCATAATCTATCTGGAGAGGGGCAGAAAGTACTGAGCTTCCTCCTTCAAGATAGAGATCAACCTCAGTCGTTCCGGCTGAGCCTGTGTCGCCCAGATAGAGATAGAGATAGAACAGTGAGATGTCCTGGTCAATCAGGTTATTCACGGGTACGGGATCTATAGTAGAGAGAGCCCCCTCAATCATCCAATTGATACTGGAGCCACCTCCACCACTTCCGCTTCCCATCTCTTGCCAGACGGCAGCGCCAGAGGTATCATCTAAAAGCCAGAAGACAGTGAGAGATACAGAGTTTACCCATTCATCTCCTACCTGATAGCCTGCACTATTGTCATCAGTGAGAGTGGGATCACTCGTGAAAACATAGCGATTGACATAGTAAGAAGAGCCAGGTCCAGGTTCGAATTCAGAGGGGATACCAATAATATCCGACCAAGAAGGTGTGATATAACTATAGTCACTGAGACGTAAATCAATGAAATCAGACCACTCATTCGAGATAGCCCAGACAGACTGACCATAGATGGCAAAGGCTGCAAGACGAAAAGCTCCTGGTGAGGAGTCAGGAATATCAGAGAGAGCAAGCGTTGTCTTACTGGTAGCCGCAGAACCTGGTACTAAATTCAAAGCACCGTTTAGTACTTCAATCAGGACATACAGGGCACCCAATCCACCAGGGGGAGCATAGCTACTCAGGTCTAGAACTTCAATCGAAGGTGGGAGTATCAGACCAGAATCATCTCGTCTCGCAGGGCAGTAGACCTGAACGGTCAGTGTCTCCTCGATAGGTTGGGCATTCCACCACATGAATTGACCCATCCAGATAGGTGTGACATCTCGTCCTCCCAGAGAATGCTCATCACCGTGTAATTCCAAAGGTCGATGAATGGGTCTACTCTGACTACTCCAGACTTCAAGGACCTTGAAGACTTTCCGATTGCTTGAGGTGTTTCCAATTCGAACGAGTTGGTCTATCTGCAAGTCTTTGATTTCAGAGTAAGCTTGATAGTAAAGTCCATCGAAGCCTCGAGCATGTATGTATCCAGGTCGGTTCTCTACCCAGAGATTTCCCTGGGTATCTCCGACCTTAGCAATCACTGAGGCGAGCTCAAGACTCGTTTGCTTCGTAATCTTTTTAGTGAGGTTACCTGAGAGAGTTCTCAGAGGCAACCCATCATACTTTTTCTTGTTGTTCATTATTTAGCTACCAATCTCGAGGCTTGACCCGAATTTACAGGATTGACAATAGGTAAGTTACCATAAACAGGAAACCAAGAAACTCCGAAGTCATCAGTCTTATAGACATAAGGTAAGAAAGGTGAACTTGAATCTCTACCCAGCATAATCCAGTTGTCATCACTGAGGCAGAAGACTTCATTTGGTATGAAATTCACAGGGAGAGTTACATCAGAGAAAGAAACCCCCAAGTCAGAACTTTTCTTGACCTGAGTACCCGTTGCACTAACTACACACATGATCTTTCCTGAGACTGAGACATCAGCTTGAGTAGGAGCAATTCCCAAAGTGGTGTTATGAGTAAACGGAGCTGCGGTCCAGTTTTGACCTTCATCAGTTGAGATTCTCAATTGATTACTAGTCCCCTGGTGCCACCCAACCATGATGCCTCCTCCAGCTCTGTGCTTAGAAGCGCCACCTGAGAAACCGAAGCCAATAGCATCAACAGCCGATGTTAGCCCTTTATTGAAACGAATTCGTGCAGAGAGACTGCTCACTCCTGCACCATAGGTTGCTACCCAACCCTTCGTGCTAGGACTAAAGTGACCAATTGGACCATTGTTCCCTGGATAGAAACCTCCTGGCAATGCAACCTTCTGAGTGAGTCCTGAATTATTACCTCTCCAGACATGTCCATACTGCCCACCCAAATACCCAGCTCCAATGATGAGGAATATCTCATTGTCGGCTTCTGGGTTAGCGAAGAGAGCCGAGATGAATTTATCAGTACTAACAAGGCCTCCTGGATACTGAGCTTTCAACCAAGTTAGATTTATCATCTCGACGAAAGTTGTATCTTCAGTAGTAGCCCACATGATGGATTGATTGTTGCCCATGTAGATGTGACCATCTGGTGTGATTACAATTTTATCAATCAAGTAAGGTGCTGAATACGGTGTAATCGCCCTGAACCAATCTGGGTCAATCTGGTCTGCTTGTTTCGTATACCAAATCTTATCTGAACCTTCATCATCATACATGATGAACTCTGCCTCAAGGAATGAATCATCATTGGGGAAAGCTGGCAAAGGTGGGAGAGAGGGTAGAGATGGCAATGTAGGTAGAGAAGGCAGACCCTCAAAATCATCTGGCATGTCAGGAAGTTCATACTCATCAGCTCCACCCACAGTATCAGCAACCGGAATTACTCCATTCGCTGAGAGACCCTCATTCTGTAAGAACCTTCCACTGATTTCCCAGCTAAAGGACCCTGAAAGTTCATCATAGGAAGATCTCAATGCTTCGAGTGAAAGCTTCCCAGTGTAATCTACTTCAAGTGGATTTTCAGAAGCATCAAGCTCAAGAGAAACCAACTGAGCTGGGAATAGAGTGAGCAAACGGTTATTCATCGCGAGTTCTACTGTAAAGATTTCGCGATTGTTCAAGTCTGTGAGTAATCGACCCACCTGAGCATTTGAGTCGCTCTGTGAAGCAGACAGGTATTCCACTGTGCGAGGTTGTCCTTCATCGAGTTCCATCTTTCCAGGTGCAACGCTATAGTAAGAAGTCGGCTCTGAAGTGGCATCCACAATTGAGACTGAAGCTCCATAGATGCAACTTACCAGACCTTGGGGTTGAACATCTCGTGTAACTGAAACTCTGTCTTGTTGAGTCACTGTCATCAAAGCAGTAGCTGCGGCTTTGGCTGCATCACTTTCCATTTCGTAAGGAACTTCACAGAAGAGTCTACCATAAGGGTCAACCCCCAATCGAGCAAAGATTTTGTCGGCAAGGTAAGAGAGTTGGTCCCAGAGAGTTCCTCGAGTGGCATCCTGAGTGGGATAGATCAAAGTACTCGTCGGAGGGTAGCAGTCCATCACATCAGAGATAGAGGACCTCACTGCAATGAAATGCCAATAAAGATGCTTGAGAGTCGGAAGTTTCAGTTCATCCCATCGTGTTGGATTGACTTGAGTTGAAGTGATTTGAATACCTTGGCAATTCTTCTCCTGGAGAAGCCCCTGCTTTCCTCTGATAGTGAATGTAATCTGACCTGTGGCTTTGTCTGTCTGGATGGAAGAACCGACCACGTGTCCATTTAGATAAACAGGCTCAGACCCGACGCATTGACCCAGTGAAACCGAAGTACTCCCATAGTACTCTTTATGAGCAAAGAGTATGACAGCCTGTTGGTCCTTCGGAATAAAGCCCAGAGGAGACAAAGCAGTCACTGTGCATTCGAAGCCTCCACTGCTCAGGAAACCGAAAGGGGGAACGTCAAGTCGAATATCAAAGAAGGGCTCAGTATCGTCCCAGACGAAGACCTTCTGATAACGGGTGTTCTGAACTCCTAAGTTCGAAGTAACTCGACAGGAAATGAGGTGAACTCCAGTCGTGTTGAAGTTGAAGGTTGCCTGAGAAGTAGTTGAGTTCGTGATTGAAGCCGCAGTCGGGCATGCCCAGAGGTAGTCAGTGATAGTTCCATCAGGCACCCAGCTATCTGATGCATTCTTGATAAGTGAGCCAGCTCCTCCAACTAACTTTACGACGCTTTCTCCACCCATAATAACAATGGGCTTGAAGTTCAAGTTCTGATTTGTATAAGCCGTATCCAGATAGGCATAAGGTACATTAGCATCTGTGAAACCCATCGGAATAGATTTGAGTGGAAAATCATCAACAACAGTTAGATAGAGGTCATCAGCGAACCTGACGTTAGATACTACATCAAAGTAGACATGTGTAGCCGTTGGTGATTTTCGAATTCGTAAGATCCCGATATCAGAAGCTCCATCTGTTGAACCAATCCAGGCAGCCATCCCAACCTTGACATCTGTGTATAGACCAGAGGTTGAGGTATCCCAAGCAAACTGAGAGACATAGGATAAGTCTGAGAAAGTCTGATTGATGCGAGCTTTCCAAACAACGTTAGGTCTGGGAAAGGCCAAGGCCAACCGACTCAGTCGGCCTTGGTCTCTCAAGTAAGTGAGTTCTGGAGCAGTAATTGTATGTAATGCGGGCATAGTAACCTATACACTGATGCAATCTGAAAAAGTAATTTTGAGAGATTCTCTTCGAGGACCTCGGATGTCTTCATCCTGAGGCCAATTCATAACACAGAGAAACCAGGCATAGACATCCAGAGTTCTCGAAGTTCTAGTGTAGATATAGACGTCGCTTGAAGTCAAGTTCAGGCAGTAAGTAGCGAGAGCATCAGCCATTGCAGGAGTAACGTAAGGAAATTCCCAGGTGACCAGAGGCTTCCCTCGACCTCTTCGATGACCGCTGGAGAGTTCATCAACCAGAACATAAGGTTGATAAGACATCAGGGGTCCATGCAAGGTACCAGAAGCTAGAGAATTCACTGGGACAGCGCCAACTTGAGTCAATCCAATCTTTGCTGAAGTGATAAGAGGAATAGTCATTATCGGATAGCTCCTGAGATAGCAGAAAGCAAAGCTGCATCTCTCTGGTCAAGTAACTCAATGACCTGCTTGAAGGTGAAGTCCTTTGCATTGATTTGTAGATTGATAGTCCGAGAGACGCCCTGGTCTGAGCCAGCAAGTGCAGCCGAAGACTCAGAGAATCCAGGCATTTTGATAGTATCCAGCTTCTTCATGGCTGAGACTACTCCCAGAACTCCAGTCTCTAAAGGTGTGGGACTTCCTGGTGTAAGCCACCAGGGGATTGTGAGACGAGTGAGTCGATCATTCAAGTAAGCAATTCGAGCAACCAACCAGTCGATGGCTTTCCCTACATTGATGATGGACGTTACGAATTGAGTAGCCAAAAATCTCCCGATTGAGTAGATGATTGGGAAGACTACATTCCTGAGGAACCATCCAACTCTCTCAAGTGAAGGTAAGAAGTATCTCTGGAGGATCCCTGCGGCAATGGTGATTCCTATCCTGAATACTGTTGAGAACAGAGAACCGAGTTCTCGAATTAGAGGGACCAGATGTTTTCCAATCCATTCGGCACCCTTCTGAAGAACAGGAAGAAGCTTCTCACTCCAGAAGATACGGAAGGCTTCAATAGCTTTTGGAATGTAGAGAGCCAAGTATGCCCGAATTCTGAAGAAGGCGTCCAACAGAAAGCCAACTAGACGTTTCGTGGCAACCTGAATTCCCAGGAAGTTGTTCTTCCAAGCTTCATAGAGAAGATATCCTGCCAGAGCAGCTAAGCCCATGATAAGAATAACAGGCCACCAAGCTGAGATGAAAGCAATAGCACCTGGGATGGCTACTGTCCAGATGAAAGCGCCTACTGCAACTCCCAGAGCAGTGAGTGCTCCAACGATGACTCCTTGATTTTGTTGGAACCAACCAAAGGTTCTTTGGATCCAATCAAACAATAGAGGAAGCTTGGTAACTGCGGAGGTAATGAAATTAGCCAGAGCAATTGAGATCATCTGAATGAATTGAACCGTTGAAGGCTTCGCCAGATATTCATTGAGCACCTTCGCCAAATCAGTCAGGATGGGTAATGAAGGCTTGAGAGCATCCTCCAGCAAGTCACCCCAGGTGTTCTTCAGAATAGTAAGTTGACCACTGAGTGTTTGACCAGCAGCTTTCGCACTACCACCAAATTCTGTCTGAAGTTCCTTGAGAATGATGAGCTGAGCTTCATAGAGGTTTCCTTGCTCCACTAAAGTCTTGATGTGTTTCTGTGTTGCATCATCCAGATTGACACCTACCCTGCGGAGAGCATTCGCTCCTTCAATGGGATCTTGTAACGCTTTGCCCAACTGGATGGCTGATGACTGGAGGTCTTGTCCCAGAGCCTGAGACATGTCGAGGATGGTCTCGGTTGCCTGGGGGAAAACCTTGTCACTGATATTCGTGAATGTAAGTAGGATGTTCTGACCAGAGATGATGGCTTCATCTTCGAACTTCGTCAGGCCTGCCAGTTCACTAGCTAAGTTTTGAACTTCATCCGCAGTGACTCCAGCAATACCCTGAGTTGAAGCTAGGACTGCATTGAGCTGAGCCTCGACATCTTGAGCCTGAGAAGCATTCTGAGCAGCCGTGAAAAAGGTAGCTCCCAGAGCCGTTGCACCTGCGGCAGCAAGTCCCAGTGCACCATAGAGGATGTTCCCTCCAAGCACTGACATGTTGCTTAGTGTTCGATTAAATCCTGAAGCCAGACCTTCGGCAGAACTTATCCCACGCTTGAAAGGGTCTGTGTCCAAACCCAGTTCGGCAAGGAGCTGTCTAACGACGGTCATTGTTTTATCTTCTTTCTTCTGACTACGCCCAGTTTAGCCAGATGAGTTTTGAGTGCGCCGAAGAAGGAACCTGGTCCCTCTATCTGGACTTCACCTTCAGTCTTGGGGATGAAATCAACTACCTTCAAAGCCTTTTTATTCTTTGGCTTGAAGATGTTATGAAGCTTGGCAGCAATCAGACCAAAGCCCCACATATCAACTGAGAAACCCCAAGGCTCTAAACGATAAAATGCCATCCACTCAGAAAGCAGAGCAGATGGCATTTCACGTAGCATACCAGGAACATCCCAGATACCCAGCTTGAGGGCTAGTCTGAAGGCGAATCTTCGGCTTGGTCTTTTTTTAGGTCGGAGACCAATACTTGAATGTCCTTCTCTGAGATAGCAGACAGTTCTTGAGCACGATTGGCCACTAATTCCAGGAAAGCGGCAGGACGTTTTGCCAGAGCAGGAATGTCTTTCTTACTGAAGAGTCGATTGCCCTGTTCATCACAGAGACAGAGCTGAGCGATGGTTGCCCTGAGGTTGTTCAGTCTGACATTCTTGACTTGACCTTGAGGACCCACTTCAACGATGGAAGCTTCCAAGCTGTCTCGGTCTTCACCAGACAGACCTTTGATGAAAAGCACACCATAGGGAGTTTCAAGGCGGTCTAAAACGACATTCAATGCCAGAATGTCATCACGGGTTAGAACGGGAAGTGAGCCCTTGTCAGTCATGGCTATGAGCTCCCGTAATCAATGAGGACCAGACCCGTAGGAGTGACCTCAACTTCGCACTGATAAGAACCTTCCTGGTCAGTGATACGGCCCATCTTGTTGATGTGAGCTTCGAATGCAATGGTCTCGACTTCGTCAGGGTCTGCCGCTTCGAGTTCCACTGGAAGCTCTGAGTCAAAGGCCGCAACTACTGCCTGATGTGTTGACTGAGTTCTGTCCCAGGTCAATGTACAAGTGAAGGCGTTTGCTCGTTTCTTACCTGTAGGGATTTGTTCTGACCAGCCACCAGGGCTATCGTGCCCAGTGACTTCTACCAGAAGTTTCTCGAGTTCTGGAAACTCGAAATCTTCAATGTGGACAATTGCTGTCATCACACTGGAGATGTTGATGCGGAGCTTTGCTCCAAAACCACCTTGACGTGCCATGTTATATCTCCTTCCAAATTATCAGGTAATCTCGAGTAATTCTATGAGCTCGAGTGTTAGCATCTGGCAGGTCCACGGGGGATCCCATTGCCAGGATTGCATCTACGAATATCTGGTTGACTCCAGTACCCCAAACCCCTCTGGAGCCATCCAGGTCTTTGAAGAGAATATCTTCAATTGAAGTTGACTGGGCATGAGTCCCAGACCAGATATCAAATTGAAGGATATTCCTCCGAAGTCCAGCTCTCTCGCCGTGACCTCTGATATCTCCAGGACCGTTCGTCATGAAATACACCAGAGCAGGAAATGTGACTTTGTCTGGTAACGTCTGAGGGTAGGTCCGAGTTCCAAGAGACGTTGTGAGTGCAGAGATTTGAGAGAGTCTATGTATCAGAGCTACTGAGA